CTCAGGATGTCGCAGTAATTCCCACGGGTGTCGGTGGCGTTGGACCCACATTTACGCGCGCAACGCGACCTCCAGCTAGTGGAGTTTTGGTCGGAACCATGGTCCCGATTAGCGATGAGGTTTCGGGTCGAAAACTGCAAGTTAGCGATGGTGAATTCTGGTATCTGCTAGGAGGCGCTTTCGCTCCGGATCAAGTTGTTCCTACTCAATTGTTCTACGTCTCCAACGGAGATACGAACGGCCTCGTATATCATCTTGGAACAGCTTTGAAGACGGGTTCCTTCTCGGCACCAGTTCCTAATAACGGAACCACTCTGGCTGATGGTACTTATATGGCTATCACCTGCAAGGCAGTGGATGGCCCAGCATCACCGACATACGGAGTGTCAAAAGCGGTTGATCGAGCTGCGGGATTTTACTCGTCGGGCAACAGTGTCGGCGAATTCTTCCAGGTGGATCTCAAGACTCGGACATTTACGCCAAATCGATATAACATCCAAGGTCGCAATGATGTCAATCAGACGCAGATGCGAAACTGGGTATTCGAAGTGTCTAACGATGCGTCAAGTTGGACAGTACTGGATACGCATACCAATGACACGACCATCAACGGGCTAAATGTATGGGGTTCTTGGCCAGTGACCACCACTGGAAAGTGGCGTTATTTGCGAATTCGTAATACGGGCGTCGACAGCCAAGGGGGTTCCTCGAATTACATCGCTATGCAAGAGGTCGAATTCTACGGAGTGTTGTACGGCTGATATCTCTCAGTAAGGAGGCCTTCACATGTATCAGGGGGGTAATCAACAGTTTGCCTCCCCGGGGGAGGCACTAGCTCATATTTCTGAGCAAGCCTGGAGCAATTACACCAAGGCTGACTACACGATTGAGCAATGGCATGCGGCGTGTTTGGTCCATATTCATGATGGGCCACCCACGTCGAAGAGTCAATGCAAGCTGCCGGTCAAGACTCCTAACGGAGCTTTGAATCGAAATGGTGTGCATGCCGCCGCGGCAGCGTTGGCGGGGGCCCGAGGTGGGTTAAAGGGAGTCTCCGCCGAGCAGAAAACGAAAGCGGCTAACGCTCTGAGGCGATATTACTCTGAGTTGGATGAAGAGCCTCCGGAATCTTTGAAAGGAGGGTTGAATGCCTAGATTCAGTTCTCAAAGAACGCGTCAAGCCCTTCTTATTCTGGGAAATCCGCTTAATCCCGATGGGCTGTCGGAATCTATCGAACTGTTTGATCAAGACGGTAATCCGGTTGATCTGAATGCGCCTCCCGAGGGACTGATTCCAGCGGGTGGAGAAACCGGTCAGTATCTGGTAAAGGATAGTGACACTGATTTTGCCGTGGTATGGGCGACTTTACCCGAACCACCACCTCCCTCTGGTCCGGCTCCAGGGACCATGGTGTGGAAAGGCGTCTGGGATCAGTCTGTTGATTATGTGGCAAATGATGTCGTCTTGTACGATGATGGTGACGGCACGAATACCTATATATTTACAGAAGATGTGGCTGGGACTCCGCCAGGCGATGATCCAGTTCCTGATTTTGACGGCCATGCGATAACTACTTTCTTTGATCCGGCCGCTAGTTCGTTTGAAGTCACTGTCGATGATACCTCGCTGCGCACCGGTATTCTCAAAGAGGCGGATCAACCTTATGTAGCTATTGCGTTCAAGGCGGTGACTAGCGGGCAAATTGAGATTCGAACGGCGCCAGTCGATGGTGTCTCTCGAGATATGTTCGCTAATTTTTATTCGAAGAAATTCGACAATACGTGGCAATACAGAACCCAGAATGATGAGTCATCAGGTCTGGGACATCCTCGGATTCTTGGAAGTTATGGAGCTCCGAACATTTTTCTGCTCGCTTTCTGCACCTTTGGTGGTGGAGCTTCTGGAGCAGACACCCAGTACGGAGATTCAAGAATATTTCTGGGTCCAAACAATGCGGCGACATTTGAAGCGTTCAACTTCGCTGCTCCGGTTGCGTTCCCTGTCGAATCGGTTGCTCTGATCGGATGAAGCAACGTGACTAGAGGGTAGAAAGGAGGTGATGTATGGCAAAGCTCGGAGACCGGCTGAGACACGCTTGGAACGCGTTTACGGATAGCGATAGCGCCAGGAATCGCCCGTTTCCGATTGAGGCCGGATCTTATTTTGGTGGACGGCCTGATCGAATCCGTCCGCGCTTTTCGAACGAGCGATCAATCATCTCCTCAATCTATACCCGGATCGGCATCGATGTGGCAGCGGTGCCTATGCGGCATGTGCGCTTGGACGAGCAAAACCGATATTTGGAAGACATAGAGAGTGGACTCAATCTGTGTCTGACATTGGAGGCTAACGTCGATCAGGCAGGTCGGGCATTTCGGCAAGATATTGCTATGACCATTTTGGACGAAGGTGTGGCAGCCATTGTCCCAGTAGATACTACTTTGTCTCCGGAGGAATCGGGGGGCTACGACATCAAGACGATGCGAGTCGGACGAATTATGTCTTGGTTCCCTCAGCATATTCGCGTCTCAGTTTACAATGAACTTCGGGGGCAACGCGAAGAGATCACATTACCCAAGAAGACAGTAGCCCTTATCGAGAATCCACTGTTTTCGGTAATGAATGAGCCTAATTCGACGCTTCAACGGCTTATTCGTAAGCTCAATCTTCTGGATACAGTAGATGAGCAGTCATCTTCGGGTAAACTCGATCTGATTGTTCAGCTTCCGTACGTGATTAAGTCAGAGGCACGTCGTCAACAGGCCGAGCAACGACGTAAGGATATTGAGTTTCAGCTGAAGGGTAGCCAATACGGTATTGCTTACACCGATGGTACCGAGAAGATCGTTCAGTTGAATCGGGCAGTGGAAAACAACTTGTTACCGCAGATTCAGGATCTCAAGTCCCAACTTTACGGAGAATTGGGACTTACTCCTGAAGTCATGAACGGTACAGCGGACGAAAAAGTCATGCTGAACTACTACGCTCGAACCATCGAGCCACTGCTGGATTCTATTGTGGAAGCCATGATCCGAGTCTTCCTGACCAAGACGGCGCGCACCCAAGGCCAGTCGATCATGTACTTCCGAGATCCGTTCAAGTTCGTTCCTATCGGTGGCGAAGGGGGCATTGCCGACATCGCCGACAAGTTTACTCGCAACGAGATCACCTCGTCCAACGAGATTCGTCAGGCCATCGGTATGAAGCCCTCTCAGGAGCCGAAGGCCGATAAGTTGATCAACGCCAACATGCCACAAGGCGATACTGGAGTTGATCCTACGGCGCCCGAACCCCCAGAAGAACCACCTGATCCGGCCGCTGATGCTCTGATCGGCGATCTCGCCACTTCGGAAGCGGAGATAGATGCCGCATTGGCGGGTGGGTAATGCAGCTTCCCACCGAATTCGAATTGCAGCACTTTATCCAAGGTTACGATCCACAGAAGGCCCACGAGTACTACGAACGGCACAAGAAGCTGAAGGGTCGCCGAAGAGGATCAGGTCGAGATTCCTCGTCGGAGAGACGCCCATCAGGGCAAGATCCGCGAACGGGACGTACCCGGCAAGAGATCAAGCGTAATGCCCGAGCCCAGCAGCGCAAAGAACTCGCGGCTCATATCCAGTCTCTGGAAACCAAACTGGCGAAGCTAGAAGCCAAGATTCAAGAGATGGAGCACAAGGAAGCCAGTGAGGACCGGAAGGGAAAGGCCAAGAAAGAACGGGCGGCCAAGGAGCGGGATAAGCCGGATACAGCAGCGGAAAAATCTAAGAAGTCTCGCGAAAGCGAGAAGTATCGCAAAGAGCATAAACAGGAATTGAAAACCAAGGCGAAGAAAGCCAGCGATAAGTCTGGCGGCGGTAGCTCCGATAAGAAGAAGTCGAGCTCAGGTGGCCACAAACTTGGTCAGCTTAAGGCTTTGGCTACTAGAGTTAAGGGACAGATCGCAGTCGCCAAACAGAAGCTAGCTGCGCTCTGAGAGCGCCGAAGATCCAAATGACGAAAGGAACAGTCAAAATGGGAGCAGAGTCCCACCGACTGGACTTCGGTGACTCTTCGCCGGAGAACAGCCTGACGCACTCAGCCCAGGTGCCTGACTTCAGTGGTTGGGCTACCAAGTACGGTCTGAAGTGCTCTGACGGTCGGACGATCCTGAATGGCGCTTTTGAGCATCAGGATGGTGATAGAGTTCCGCTGGTCTGGCAACACGGACACAATTCACCCGAGAACGTGCTGGGACACGGCGTTCTCGAGCATCGGCCTCAGGGCACGTACGTCTTCGGGTTTTTCAACGAGACGACACAGGCCAGGAATGCGAAGACATTGGTGCAGCACGAGGATATTTCCGCGCTGTCAATCTTTGCCAATCAGCTTGTCGAGAAGGCTAAGCAGGTCTCTCACGGAATCATTCGCGAAGTCTCGCTGGTTCTGGCGGGCGCCAATCCCGGTGCTCTGATCGACAA